AAGCACAGGGATACACAGGAACACTAAACGATATTTGCGGTGATATTGATGTTGATTTTGATAACGAAGATTATTCAGCTGATGTTTACAACTTACATTTCGTTAATGGCTTATTAGTAAGTGTTGATTAAGGGAGGTTTCCATGGAAACACAATTTATTAAATTAAATATGATTCCGAGTGGTGTAAATCCATGTTTTCATGTCTCACAGTATGACATAGGACGCTCACTCGGATTTATGATTTATAACGGCTCAGAGGTTGTTGACCTTGATAACTACAATTGTACCATCGAAGCCACCCGAAGTGACGGAGTAGCAATAACAGCGAATGTTACAACTGATGATAATGTCGGCACTTTTGAAACAACCGCAACCATGACGAATAAGACTGATAAATATAGAGGTCAATTTATCATTGTCGACGGTGAATCCAAACGCATTGCATCACTACCATTTGATATGGATGTATGCAAGGCGGCTATGGATGAAAATTCCGAGAGCATTGAGGAAGATGCTAGTCTGTATCAGCAATATACTCAAGCGGTGCAAGGAGCGATTGCCGAAGCCAAAGAAGATATACAATCCGAAGAAAACGCACGAATTGCGGCGGTTAGTGCAGAAGCTACAGCTAGAGCCAATGCCGACACAACCTTACAGAACAATATCGATGCTGAAGCGACAGCGAGAGCAAATGCAATAACCGCAGAAGCAACCGCACGTCAGACAGCCGATAATACATTACAGGGCAACATCAATTCAGAAGCATCAACGAGAGCGTCGGCAGACTCTAATTTGCAGTCTCAGATAAATCAGATTGTTGCTCCAAGTGGCGAAGCGCCAAGCGCCGCAGAAGTACAAAATGCACGTATAGGTGCGGACGGTGTGACGTATAGTACGTTGGGGGATGCGATTAGGACGAATGATGAGAAAATGATGGAAACAATAGAGCAGATTGCCCCAAGGTTTAAATCCACAATAGATTATACTAAAGGACAGTATGTAATTTATGGGACATCTATATATAGATTTACTACTGACCATCCAGCGGGTGATTGGACTGGAAATGATGTTGTGTGGGAAAGAGTTTCTATTGTGCTACAAAACGCATATAAACCGCGTGGCGATTTTTCTGGTAATTTTGCAGATACTACAATACCGCTTGGCTTTTATAGCGGACAATTAGCCAACTGTACAAATGGCCCATTCAGTACAACAGACGCATCTATTTGGTTCAACTATGCGAGATTAACAACAGGATTAGGATTAATGCACGTTAATGGAAAAATATATATTCATTATCTTGGCAATTGGATTTACATCAACGATGATTTCTACGTTAGTAGAGGTACGTTTTCGGGAAATTTTGCAGATACATCTGTAAAGATTGGATGGTATTCGGGACAACTTGCTAATTGTACAAATGGGCCATTTAGTACAACAGACACATCTATTTGGTTTTCATATTGCAGACTATCGTCGGGACTTGGAATGCTTCATGTAAATGGCGTTGTCTATGTTCAGTATTTAAATAATTGGTTTAATGTTAGTAGTGATTCATATATAAATAGGGGAACACTTTCGGGTAGCTTTACTGGTTCATCAATTAAAATAGGTTATTACAGTGGACAGATGTCCAACATGACAGACGGCCCAGAGTTAATTACTGATACAACGGTATGGTTTAACTATTGCCGTTTTTCAACGGGATTTGGTCTATTATCATATTCTGGTCAATATTGGTTACAGTATGTTACATCGTGGATATGTCTTGGCGGTGCGTATGATTATCATAGTGCGTTGACTGGTAAATCATGGTATGTTTGTGGCGATTCTTACAGTGTTACCGCTTATCAAAATGCCGAACGATATGAACATTTACTTACATCTGGTAAATATAAAGGATACGATGCTATTTATCCATACATTATTGGCAACAGATGTGGTGTAGATGTGCATGATATTGCAGTTAGTGGCGGAACGTTAGTAACCATTGATGATGTAGCTCAAAACGACAGATATCAATTTGCAAAAGACGGAAATTATAATTCCATCCCAACAACGGCTGATTATATAACAATTTGGTTCGGAGGAAATGATGTTTATTGGTCAACGGATGTTGGAACTCCCGAAAGTACAGATACCACAACATTTTGGGGCGCACTCAATACCGTGCTGACATATTTTGTTACTAATTATCCAGATACACATATTGGATTAATCGTTACAAATGGAGCTGATTTGGCAAACCCGAAATCGGCTCAAATTAAACAAGCAACAATAGATGCCGCTAAAAAATACGGTCTTTCGTATTTTGATATGAATACTGTTTTGCCGTACGCTTCTAATGCCGCGAATAGTGACATAGACCCAACTATAAAAGCACTTAGAGATAGTCAATATCAAATATCACAATCAAATGGTCATCCTAACGAACGTATGCATAGACTAGAGAGTCACTACATAGAACAATGGCTTTTGGAAATTTAAAAATATTGTAATGGAGAGCATTAAATAATGACATCTTGTAAGAACTGTTCAAGCAGAATCGTGTGGCATCGTGATATTGGGGATATGAATAAATGCAAATTTATAATTTGTGGCTTCAAGCCCAATTTAAGGATGAAGTCTAAAACAATTCCGAAATGGTGTCCGAGAATAGACGAATATGAGGAAGCTGAGACAGAGTAATTTTAATGTGGTGGCGGAAAAGACAAGGTGCACGAAGTGGATACACTTTTGAAACCTTGGTAAAGTCATGACGAACGTCGGGCAATAGTATACGCTTATGACTGTAAAGATTGGCGATGCACAGTTCTAATGGAGTCGGATCATGTAAGGTGCAAATCCTTACCCACATTGAATGAACAATAATCCCATGAGCGTGGAGTGAGAAGGCTAGACAAATCATAGGTAAAAACCGAGTGGAAATTAAACCGTAATAACAAGGGAACGTAATCCCGAGCCGAGTTCATGGGATATTTTTTGGAGAGCATCAAGAAATGAATTAAACTTTTGAACGTCAAAAAGTATAGTTCATTTGAGAAAATCATTGTCATAGGATAACTATTTAAAATGAAATTTTAAAAAACAAATGAAATTTGGGCGGTACATCGGAGGGGTGTATCGTCCATTTTTCGAGATAGGGGGAAGCATCAGGGAATGAACTTAAAAGAAATTTTTGAAAATCTAAATCTTGGGAATGTATCAATAATTTGTTTTCTGTTGCTTTCCCTTATCGAAATATCTCCAATCAAAATAAATCCTTGGTCGATGCTAATTAGATGGATTGCGAGGTTGCTCGGAATCAGTGATTTAAAAACTGAAATCGTACAAGTGCGAGATAGGATGGACGAACTGGAGAAAAAAATCGACAATATGCAAATCTCTAATGACGAAAAGAATCAGCTAAAGGAAGCACTTGCGGCACGTCGGAGAATCCTACGATTTAATGATGAGTTACTCCAAAAAGTCCGACATAGTAAGGAAATGTTTGACGATATTTTGTCGGATATCAGCGATTATGACAGATACGTCAGAATGCACCCTGATTTTGTGAATCAAAAGGCTGTGTTTGCGGAACAGAATGTTGGTAAGGCATACAAAAAATGCATGGAAGAGAATGATTTTTTATGAGGTGATAAACCATGAAAATGAAAAATGAAACTTATGATATTTTAAAATACGTTGCTCAAATCCTACTCCCAGCTATCGCTACACTTTACTTTGCCGTCGCTAACATTTGGGGACTCCCTTATGGAGAGCAGATCGTGGGCACGATAACCGCTATTGATGCTTTTCTCGGTGTATGCCTTGGTATCAGTTCCGATAATTACCACAAAAACAAAAACGATGGTTCAAGTATGGATGACATACTTTAATCATAAACTCATTTTTTCTTGTCTTCAGCTCCAGTGTGTATGCATTGGAGCATTTTTTTATATACGGAGGTCAGACATGAAAAAGACCGACAGCATAATTTTTATATGGGATTTTTTTAAGGCTAAAGGTTTATCAGATTATGGCATCGCCGGACTCATGGGCAACCTATACGCTGAGAGCGGACTAAGGTCGAACACGTTAGAGCGACTTTGTATAAAACGTTATGCAGAGTTAGGCATCAATTTTACCGATGAGCTTTATACAATTTCGGTTGATAACGGGGCAATCAGCAAAGCGGAATTTTTGAGTCCGATGGGTAAACATTACGGCTACGGCTTAGCGCAATGGACAACCGAGAGCCGAAAGCGTAAATTATATGACTATATAAAGTCAAAAAATGCGTCTATAAGCGATTTAAAATGTCAATGCGAATATTTATACTCTGAGTTGCAAGACAGCTTTAAATCGACTTTAAACGTGCTTGTAGGGGCATCAGATATAAACACAGCATCCGACTATGTACTCTTGCACTTTGAGCAACCAAAAGATGCAATATCACAGATTGAGATACGCCGGAAATACAGCAATGAGATTTATAATTTATTAGGGGGTAGCATGGTAATCATAGGCTCAGCAAGGATAGACGAAAACGGTCATGCTAGTGGTGGACAGGCAGGAGACCAAAACGGAAAAGAAGTAAGCACGCAGAAATATTATCTGCACGAAAAAGGATGGCACGTTCTAAGAGCCAAAGAACCGCAAGTCCGTGAAGCAATAGCGCAGAATATGACTTGGGCGTGTGCAAACAATAACATCGGATATGACCAAGGACAGAATCAGACTCTTTATCAGACAGCTAAACCCGTCGGATTTAATTGCTCATTAGTCGGCACTCCATGTGAGACCGATTGTGCAAGGCTAGTGCGTGTATGTGTCCTTTATGCAGGGGTTAATGTTGCTGATTTTTACACAGGCAATGAAAAAGAAGCTTTGCTTGCAACGGATGCTTTTGACCTTGTTAATGTAAAGCTCCCGGAAGAACTACTCCGTGGTGATATCCTTGTAACCAAAACCAAGGGACATACAGTAGTTGTTTTGACCAATGGCGCAAATGCTCAGCCGAAACAGCCAATAAGCACTCCAACAGAGTATAAACTCGGATGGATTAAGGTTGGTGTAAATTGGTATTATCGCATCGGCAAGGGTATCAATGCGCATGGATTTAATAATATCAAGTGCAAGGACGGTAATACGTATCGATTCTATTTTGACGATAAGGGCAAGATGCTGACGGGATGGCAACACATCGGTGATTATTGGTATTATTTCCATGATACGGTTGGCTCGGGTCTTGAAGGTGCGCTATATGTTACAGACAAGGATGGTAGGCAATCCGTTATGGTTGTAGCGTAAAAACAGAAGAGCGTCCGTAACAGGGCATTTTTTTGTTTCCTAAAATTTAATCTTGTGATGATCTCGTGCTATTTTTCGATATCTCGTGAAAATCTTGCGAAATCGGACAAAAAATCACGAGATTTAAAATAACGCAATTTAACTTAATTCAACAACTCAAAATCTAACTAAAATATTTGAGTTAAATTTTTAGTTAAGGATAGTCAAGGATTAGTCAAGGATTTAGTCAAGGATTAGTCAAGGATTTATGAGGAGTGCTTCGGCGCTCCTCTTTTTTTCTTGCTTTTTTTGCCGTCCTTGACTAAGCTGTTGACTAACAAGGGTAATTCCTTGACTAAAAATTTACCCAGTAAATTACCCAGAGTTTTAAAAGAACCGCATAAAATAAGGAGAAATTGTCGATTATGGTTAAACACGTTATTTAAACGTGCGAATATATGAAGAATGGCTTAAAACCGTGGAAAACGTTGAAATTCCGTGGGTTTTAAGCCTTTTTTATTTCGTAATTGTGTAATCAAATTTCGCTAAAAAGTAGTATTTTTACCCAACTTTTACCCAACTTTTACCCAGGATTTACCCAGACAATTTACCTAGTCGCTTGAGCAATGCTTCCGCAGCTTCCTTTTCCTGTTTCTTCTTGGTGTAATCGTAAACCTTTTTCATTATGTCCGAGCCGGGTTTCCAACCGCCGAGCTTTTCAACGTATCCGTCCGGCATGACTTCCCTTGCTGTTGATGCGAAGTAATGACGGAATTTATGAGGTGAGAAGATATTTATTCCGAGCTTTGATTGCAAGCGCTTGATGTGATTATTGAGAGTTTCGGGATGCATCCTATAAATCTTTCCCTCCGGCAATGCTCTAATCAATTCGGCTACATATTCGGGACACGGAATCTTGCGAGTTGACTCGATTGTCTTAGTAACCTTGGTGATCCATTTATTATCTTTATCCTTTACCATGGATTTGTTGACCG